TTAAAGGCAGTCCCATCGGGTTTGCGATTTCCCGCTAAGCGCCTTCACGCACAGATCAACCAGCGCGAGAAACTCGGCCTTGTCCGATACCTTGGGATGGCCGCCATGTTCAGCGTGCCACATGCGAAAGGCCATGCTCGACGCAGCCTCAGCCAGTCCACTGTCATCCATTCTCAATCCGCCCAATCAATAAAGCTCAGCGCATCCTCAACCGCCTGGGGATCAAGCCCCGCCTCCTTTGCTTGAGTAAGCGCCTGCACCATCGCACCGAAGGCACGGGCACGCCCGCCAGCATCGAACGCCTGCGCCGGTCGCACAACATCGATCGCCACCGCGCTGCCCAGCTTGGCGCTTGCCTCATCGGCCATCACCGCCGCGATGGGCTGGAGTATCCATTGCGCCAAATGCCGCTGAGCCTCCCGCACAAGCGGCCCTTGGGCATTATTGGCAAACATGGCTGGCAGGACGCCGAACGCGGCAAAGATCGCGCTGCGTGCCTCGGCAAGCGACTGCACGGCCTGGGACGGCTGAATATCTGGCGTCACGCCCTGCGCCCGCCAGTCCTGCGCCGGGACGGGTCCACCCGCTGCCGTGACGTTCACTGACTCGCGCAGCATCACGCGCCCCCGCCGACCGCGAAAGCTGTTGCCCATCGCGGCCATATCGACATCGGGGCTTTCCGGGAACGGCACGACTTGCGAGCCAAGCGGGGCATTTTCGTAAATCTCAGCCAGCGCCGTTTCCAGCGTGTGCAGTAGGCCAGCGGTAAGCTGAGCGCGTTTCAGGGGCGCTTGCCCAGACCAGGGCGCGCCGGGATCGGGTGCGATCCTGAAATGCAGCACCTCTTGCGCCAGCACGGTTTCATTCCGCCCGCCGCCTATGTCGGGGATGCCGATGCGATAGGCGCGAGGCTCGCCGTTGCGGGTGCTCAAATCCCAATCGATGATGGGAATAAGCCGGTCCCGGATCAGGAACAGCGATTCGCCACGCAGGGCCAGCGCCCTTGCAGCAATCGCCATATGAAAGCGGCTCAGCAGATTGGTCCCCTGCACGTCCGCGAGTGACAGCCCGCTCTCCCATAGCGACACACACGTCTGCACGGTCGCGGTGAGGTCGCCAAGGCCCATGCGGCCAGCGATATATGCCTCTCGCGCCGCCATGACCTGAGAGGTATAGCCGGTGCCAGATGCCGAACGAGTTTCAGCCTTGCCGAATATGCGCTGGATCAAATTCACGTCACGCCCTCCGATATGCGCGCAGGAGGTCCGCAGCGCCGCTATTCACCATCGCCATGGCCGGGTTCACTTGCTCAGCCCGATAGGACAGGCTCAGTTCGCCCGAACCGATGCGCGTGATTCCCGCAGGCAGTTGCGCTACCGATGCCATGAAACCGGCATATCGCTTTACCGCCTCAGTGACCGCCGCAGGGGCAGGACCAGCGCCGACCGTTGCCGTGACCGTCACAGTGCCGCAGGGAAGCATCCAGCCGCCCAAGGGGCCGCTTTCAGGCTCATATGGCGTCTCATCGCCTTTCTGGACCGTGATAGACACGACAGGCGCAAGCGGGGCTTGCCACTCGCAGCCATCGGCTTCCACGCGCCAGACCACCACACGGGGCGAATAGCGCCAGGCGATATAGTGCTCCACCCGCTGCCAAGCGATTGCCAGCGCATCGCCGGTCACGCCCTCAACATCGGGGTAGGTCGCCGGGATAGCCTCGGTTTGCTTCACGATCATGCGCGCCACCTATTCAGGGCTTGATGATAGCGAGATGCCCCACGCTCGCTGGCAGGATCGAAGGATCGCAGGCTGGCTTCCGTCTCATGATAGGCAGGGCGCGTCACCATCGACAGCTCGAACAGGATCGCCGCGAAGATCGTGCGGATTAGCGCATCACCTTCCTCTGGATCTTCCTCCACCGTTTCCTCTGGCAGATCGACAACCTCAGGGGGCGCGACACGAAAGCCGGGGCTGATACCGCCCACCAGCCCAGCGGAGTATGACGCGATGAAGTCCGCCGCCCATGACGTGCGCTGAATATCAGGCGTGAGAATAGCCTCAAAGGCAAGCTCCACCGCATTATCCAGCAAGATCAGCGTGCCCGCCTTTTTGCTCGCCAGCGGCTTGTCGAAGCTATGCCCGATCAGCAGATGCACTTCCCGATCGGGATCATCCACCGCATAGGAGAACGCCTTAGGGGCAAATTCCTCTTTCTTCGGCCTGCGACCGCCGCCGCCTGAATCGATGACAGCGCGTTTTTTGTATGGAAAGCGGCCCTTTAGGCGACGGGTGCCATCACCCGCCGCCCTAAGCTCCAGCCCGCCATCAAAGACGGGGGCGGACATTATGCCGCCTCAGCCAGTTCAAGCCCGGTCACAAGCTCAAGCTGCGTGCCGCGTGCAACGGTCACGTCCGCAGTCGTCAGCGCCGTGAGCCGCAGCCCGCCAGACTGTGCATCGGAGTAAGGATCACGGATCAGATCGACAGCGCCCCACAGGCCGACAAAGATCGGAGCCACGCCGCCCGCGCTGGTCGTCAGCAGCACTTGGGTTTCCAGCGGGTCACCGGAAGGGGCCGCAAGTGCGCTGGTCGTCATGACCGGAGCCGGAATATTCTTCACGAAGCGGTCCCACTCGGTAATGCCCGTGCCGGTGAACGCCTCAAGATCGTCCATGACGTTCCACAGTTCGGGGCGCACCAGCGCCTTGACCGCGCCGGGGCCGCTGGCTGCATTGGCCGTCATGAACCGGACGACAGCAGCACGCAGCGCTGCCCACGACGCCATGCCCGCCGCATCGGTCGAGGTGATGCCATAGGTCGCCACGCCGGGGATGACGCCAAGGGGCTGGCCGTTCGCGCCCGTGCCCCGGAAAATCGCCTTGTCCAGTTCGGTCGCCATCGTGCCGTTCATATCGCGGCGGATTGCCTGCTCCAGCGCATCGCCAGATTGCAGCATCGCCTTGCGGCTGACACGCATGTGAATGCCCAACGTCTGCTCAGGCTTGAGCGCCTTGTCGGTCGTGGCGTAGGTCGTGGGTCCGGGAACATTGGCAAGCTCGCCATCGGCCCAGCCCGCCGTCACGCTGGAGGTCGTCACGGGCCATTCAACCGCACCGGAACCGATGCTGATAAGCTGAGCGCCCATTTGCGCCGCCACCGATGCCGGGAACAGGCGGTCGATAATGGGCCGCGTCTGGATCGGGTCAGGCGTGCCAGCGGCGACAGTTTCGCCAGCGCGCACCTCCAGCGCCATCAGGGGAACCGGCATACCGCGATAGCCGCCTGCGCTCCGCAATTCCTGCACCACCTCAGCCGTGCGACCGGACAGGGCGCGGCCCTCATCCAGCGCCAGGACGACTTGCCGCATCTCGAAACCGGCGACCAGATCGGCAAACTCACGATCCGAACGGGTTTCCAATTCCGCACCGGCTTCGCGGCGCTCGCCATCCTCAGCGATCAGCGCAGCCCGATAGCGGGTTTCATTGCTCCGATATTCCGCATCGAGCGTTTCCATCGAGCGGGTTTCGTCCTCGGTCGGGTTTTCCTTGCCAGCCAGACCAGCGAGAGCCTGCCTGATTTCCGATTGGCGGCGAGCGATTTTAATTGAGTCCAACATGCTTTTTTCCTTCCATTTGACGCAGCAGATCGCGCCATTTCTTCCGTTCGGGTGACAGTTCAGGGTGCCCAGCTTCAATGCGGGTCTTGGTGCCGTGGCAGGGGCCACAGAGGGTTTGCAGATTGTCGAGGTCGAAGGCGCGGCCTGGCGCATCACGCACCGGCTCGACATGATCCACCTCCAGCCGATACCGGGAACCGCACTTGACGCAGGCAAAGCCATCGCGCCGCTTCGCCATGAGGCGCAGGGGAGGCCATCGCCGGTCCTTGTAGACCCATGTGCCGTGGCGCTGCCACTTCATGCCCATGCCACCCTCGCGGCTTTCGGTGCGGGACGGGAAAGGATGCGCGCACCTTCCGCCACCGCCAGCATGGTCGAGCACGCCGCATCGATCCGGCCCATGGCGCGGCCCTTGGCTGGCTTGCAGTTTCCAGCGGGATCGGTGAGCACGACGCTTTCCGCGAAGGCATGACGCAGGAGGTAACTTTCCGCCGACTTCACGCGACCATCAAAGACATAGCGCCGCAGCCGCTCCACGTCCTCAGAGCCGTCCTTGAAACCCATGCCGCGCCAGATGACCGGGGAGCGATTGCCCGCCTTATCCAGCGCCTCGCCCACCTCGGCATGTTTGAAACGATCCGCGACGATAGCGACGACATTCTCAGCGACGACGCGCCGCAGCACGCCTTCGATCCATTCCACGATGGGCACCGTCCGGTCGCCAAGGGTGAATAGCTCGCGCCGCTGGTTCATCTGGCAATACAGATCGCCCACGCCGTCATTCTGGCCGCGCACGTCCAGGCCGGGATTGCCGGGGAAGGTGCCATAACATTCCAGCCTGCCAGTATCGGGCCAGTAGTAGGACGCCGCCGACATGGAGGCAGAACCGCCAAGGTCCAGCCCGACGACGCACCGACCGGAGCGCGGCGGAACATCGGGAGTCTCGCACGCCAGCCAGTCATCCAGACTCAGCAGAATGTCGCGGTTATCTTCCTGCACGCGCTCATTGCGCGACAGCAGCCGGAACCGTGACAGGGCCGAACCGCCACGCTCCAGCGCCAGCGCAGCATCGGCTTTCAGGCGTGCCAGCGTTGGGCCGATGCCGTATTTCGTGCCGGGGTTAGCGACGATCAGGCTTGCCACATCATCGGGCGCAAGGCCGGGATCGGGGCGATGCTCCTGCCGATAGACGCCTGGTGCATCCCTATCCAGCCAAAGCGAAAAAGGGTGAGCATCCGATGATGCCGAAGTGGAGATTATCAGCGCCTTGCCGTCACGCTTTGACAGGCCGGTCAGCAGCGCGGCCTCCAGTTCATCGCCCTGCGCCAGCGGCCAGTGCCCGCGCTCGTCCAGAATGCAAAGCGTCGGGCTTGTGCCCAGCGCGCTCTTGCCGTCCGCCGATATGGCGCGAAGGATATGCGGCCCGCGTTCGTCATCATACTGGATTTCAAACCGGGGCTGGCGTCGGATCGTGATAGCCGCCTGGGTTTCTTCCGGCAGCGTGCGGATGAAGCTGGCAACATAGTGCCACGCGATTTGTGCCTGTTGTTGGGTTTTCGCCGCGATCAGGATTTCCCGCTCGCACGCATCGCTCCACGCGCCCAGCAGTTCGCCCAGCGCCAGCGCAGCCGACAAGGTGGACTTGCCATTGCCGCGACCTACAGACAGCACGCCGACATTGATGCCATCCGCGAAAGCGCCATCGATAAATTGCTTTTGGTAGGGGGCCAGCTTGACCGGCTCGCCAGCAAGGCGGCCCGTGGGCACCTTGAGAGACCGGATAAACCGCGCCGCAAGGGTCGCAGCCTTAGCCATGCGCGCCCGTGTGTGTGGTTTCCTCAGCCCGCTCCGCGACACCTCCCCACGCCGACAGTGCCCGGCATTGGGACCAATCAAGAGGGGTGCCCCAATGGGCCAGCATGACGGCATCGACACTCACGCGCTCGCCAAGCTCAGGCCATGCCATCACCCTGCCATCGTCCACGATCTCGAACGCAGCGCGTGCATCCTTGGGTGCAGCCTGCAACAGCGGGAACCACTCGATAGGGACTTCCACCGAACGGCCATCGGCCAGATCAAAGATGATGCGATTGCCGGGACAGCGCGCATCGTAAAAGCGGGCATCCACTAGCATGAGCGCCTCGCCCGTCGCAGGGCTTGCAGGCGCAGCCTGTAATCCCAACGCTCAGCCTTGAGCGCCTTGCCACCGCACTGCTCTACCCAGCGCGCATTGCAGCTTGTGCGTGAGCCATACACCGTCTCAACGCCACGCCAGCCAAAGCGGGTGAATATCTCAGCGAAGGCAGGCGGGACGGGTTTGAGATGGCGTGCGGTCAGCAGGCTCGGAGATTTGCCCACCGACCGCACTGGCGCAACGACATTGGCGGACCCCTCCGATCCATTGCCGCCACGATCCGAATATGCTGCCGTCTGCCTCATCCATGAGGATATGCCCACGCATGGGGAGAAAGCGCTACGGACGCCAGCAGCTACTTATTTGCCGTTGCCGCCGTTCTCCACCGCATCGGCCAGCATGTTCAAATGCTCAGTGGTATCATGATGGTTATAGTCCATGCTGATCGCCGTGGCCGCACGCAGTTCGCCAGCAATGGCACTGATCGACGCCTCACTCAGATCGCCGCCTTTCCGCAAGCCATTGACCACTGCCATGATCGCCAGCCGGTGAGCCATATCAATTCCCGTCATTTGCATTCTCCTTCGTCGTTAATCACGCGGCACGCGATGCGCCCGCCGATTTTTCCAGTTCCGCCATTGTGAGTTGCAGCCGCACACTATGGGCCGCCGACAGCGCCTTGCCCTCGTTGATGAATTTGGAGAGGGTGCCGCCCGGTATCCGTGCAGCCTCGGCAAGCCGTGTCTGCGTTCCCGCAGGGCTGGATTGCAGCAGGCTTTTCAGCTTGTCCCGAATAACCGTTGCGCTCTGCCCGTCGCCCCCTTTGGAGGGGGGCACGGGCTGCGATGGGCCAGCCATGTTTCCAGTGCGTGCATGGGCATGTTTAATCCTCTGCCCATGGCTAACTACTTGTGTAGCAATATTTGAGACAGTCTTAGGTCGTGAAAAATGGCTCGTTTCCGTTGATGCGGTCCCAATTTTTGCGACCGTGACAGATGATGTTTCCTCTACTGTCTCAATTTTTGCGACCGTGGACCTCAAATTTTGCGACCGTGTTTTGTTTCCACTTGGCTCCCATTTCTCAAAATCTCGGGTGGGAGCTTTGCCGTTCGCAGCCTGCCAAGTGACGCGCCATTGCGTTGCGGGGCGATGCTTCCGCTTGAAGTGCCCGCGATCCGTCGCAGCGATGAAACCGTGTTCTTCCAGATCGCGGAGCGCCTTCCAAGCCGTGTTCTCAGACAGCCCTGTTTCATCCGCCGCCGTGCGAACGGACATGAACAGCTCGCCATTGTCGCCCCCCTTGTCGAAGCGCAAAAGCGCGACCAGCACCTTAATCGCGTTGCCCGACAGAGCGCGCCAAGCCGCACAGCCAGTTACAGAATGATAGAGGCGGATATGGCGGGGTTCATGCCCCCGCCTGGTTTTCTTGGCGCCCCCTGCCATCAGCAGATCACCGGATTGCGATCACCGACAGGCGCGTCTTGATCGACGCCATAATGCTGGCAATGATCCTCGTTATTATCCGGCTCGCGCTCGTCTATGCCTTCGCCCTGGTCATCCACGTTGCCGCCGCCCGCATCGCTGATCTCGCAGCCGGGGCCGCGCCCCTCGCTATAGGCCAGCGCGTATGGGGACAGCAGAAAGTCGTCCTCCAGATCGTCACCGATCTCCAGATCAGGGTCGCCGTCTGCAACATCCATCAGGTCGATGGCGACCGCGACAAAGCCCTCCAGCTCGGCACGGGTAAAGCGTGACAGAACGCGAGAGACAGCCGCAGACGGCGCAGGCTGGCGTGCGGGATGATTGATTGCTCCCATGGTCATGCCCTCGCTCGATCAGCGTGGCGAATGATGCAGCAATGATATTTGCGCGCCAGATCGCTTGCATAGGCGTCAGCAGCATCCCGTTCGATAAACTCCCGTTGCTTCACCAGCGCCCGCCCCTGCCAAAGTGCGACCAGCCAGAACCGCACAAAGTCGTGCACATCGATCCGGTAGGGCAGGATTTCGACCATGCCTGTTGCGGGAATGGACGCGACAGCGCCCGAATTGTTTGCTATATCAACCGTGTTCATTGGTAAGCTCCATTTTGAACATGGTCGGGGCAGACGGTTGCCGCCGTCTCCTCGACCGCCTTGTTTTCAGAGAACATCGAAGCGGTTCGGCTTCTTGCCATCACGCTCAGGGGCCACCTCAGAGGCAAGCGCCTGCATCTGCGCCTGAAGGCGCTCTATCTGCCGCATCATCGCTTCAATGTGCCGCAACAGCTTCTTCTTGTCGGGGTCGCGCCGATCAGCCATTGGCCGCCTCCGAGCGGAAAGCCGCCTCCAGTTCCGACTTGCGGAAGTAGAGGCGTTTGCCCTTGCGGATCACGGGGATCATGCCGTTTTCCACGAGATTGTAGATGTTTCGGGGCGTGACGATCCCGCCCATAAACTCGGACGCGGCCTTCGCGCCCACGATCAAATCGTTACCTAGCATTTCCACGTTGCTCCTATTAGACGAGTTGTCGTCCTCGTCTTCCTAGACATTCCCTCCTTGTCGTGCAAGAGGGAATTGTAACGATCGTCTTTGGTGGGATTTATGCCGGTTGAAATGACATATGGCGAGGTGGAGGCCGCCTTGGCCGAAATGCATCGCATTCCTGACGAAAAGCGGGTCGCCTTCAAAGCAAGGCTAAAACATTTTCAACGCTTAGGATTTCCGAAAGGCGCGAACACAGGCACGGGCAAGCGAGTAGCCTACACTCTCGGAATGACGTTACACTTGGCCGTCGCAACCGATTTGGTGCAACTTGGAAACACGCCAGAGCGTATCGCCAATAAGATAATAGGCGAAGACAGCTCGACATTTGCGCGGGGATTTTCTCGGGCTTTCACCGAAATCTCTGAGAGCGGAGATGACCTTTATTATCTTTTCTCCACCTCCACGATCACCATTGGCGATGTAACTCACGATCGGCTTAGAAGCATTACTTGCCGGATCAGCGAAATTAGCCCGGAGGCGGAGTCAGGCGCATTCCTTAATGCGGTCACTCGCGCCGGAATGGTGAACCTTTCCAAAATTTTGCAGCAGATTATTGACTATATTCAGCGCGAGAAGGTCGCGACGATCGATCAGATCAGCGCCGATATGCACGAATGGGCGGAAGCCTTCCAAGCCGAAGATGCTGATATGATCGCCTTCATGGATCGGGCAAACCATGTCCTCAATAAGAAAGCGTAGCTGGACCGCTCCCGATGGCAGCGAAAAAACGGCGTGGCTTGTCGATTACAAAGATCAGGCCGGCAAGCGCCGCGCCAAATCCTTTGCCCGCAAAAAGGATGCGGACGCATGGGCGACGACAGCGGCCTACCAGGTCAGCCAGGGCACACACACGCCCGATAGCCAGACCATCACCATAGCGAAGGCCGCCGACCTGTGGATCAAGCGCGGCCAGCGTGAGAAGCTGGAGGCATCCACCCTTGCCGCCTATGAGCAGCACGTGCGCCTCCACATCGTGCCCATGTGCGGTGACAGGAAGCTGTCACAGATCACGCGGCCCATAGCGGAAGGCTGGCGCGACCAGCTTATGGAAAAGCTATCCCGTCCCATGGCAACGCGGGTGCTTCGCTCCCTGTCCGCCATTGTGAATGAGGCGATGGGGCGCGGCTATGTCGCGCAGAATGTCATTGCTGGCGTGAAGATGCGCCGTGCGAAGCGCGAGAAGCCGAAAGTCGTCATCCCGACCAAGGCAGAGCTAAAAGCCATATTGGAGGCTGCGAAGGCGTCCAGCGAGCCTATGGCGCATCCGCTGGCCCTCATTGTCATCTTCGCCGGATTGCGCGCCTCAGAGCTTCGCGGCTTGCCATGGCGGTGCATCGACCTCAAAGCGGGAACGGTCACGGTCGATCAGCGCGCCGACCTCAAGAACATCATTGGCCCGCCGAAGTCAGAAGCAGGCTATCGCACCATCCCCCTGCCCGCCTCCGCGATCACCGCTTTGAAGGCGTGGAAGCTCGCCTGCCCTGCCAGCGATGACGGGCTGGTGTTTCCCTCCATCGCAAAACGGGTGATGACCCACCAATATATGAACGGCAAAGTCATGGCCGCCGTCCAGATCGACGCCGGGGTTGCAGATGCCGCGATAGGCAAAGATGGCAAGCCAGTGCTCGACAAGCACGATCAGCCGGTAATGGATCCGCGCTATAGCCTGCACGATTTCCGCCACGCCGCTGCCTCCCTCTGGATCGAACAACGGGTGAATCCCAAGCGCGTGCAGCGATGGATGGGGCACAGTTCGATCCAGGTCACGTTCGACACATACGGCCATCTTTTCGACCAGGCCGATCAGGACAGCGCCGTCGCCGCAGCGATTGAACGCGACCTGATCGGCTAG